CATACGTCTGTCCTTGCGGCTGTCGGTGTCGAGATATTCGGTGTTCTTAAGCGTTTCGTTACAGCAGAAGTTGACATAATCATTCGGGTCGATGTCACCCAGTATCCCCTCGCAGAGCAGATCCGCACGGGATGCGGTCGAGCAAGCCCACGGAAATCCCGGTTTGTAGAGAATTTCCTCGTTGTGATACCACGGATAGCCGCCGAAGATTTCATCTGCACACGTACTATAACATTCGTTATTACAAAGGCATTTTCGGGAACACTGTAAGATTAAAATCATCGACAGACACGCCTTTATACGCGCCGCTTTTTGCTTTTGAATACTCGGCGTGGTCGATTACTTCTTTAAGCACTCTGTTTTTATCAGCCGGAGTGCTCAGAGTGTCGTATATTTTCAGAACGTGTTCAACTTTCGGAATAAATTCTGATTTCTCGGTCAACAGCTTTTCCATAGATACAAGCTGTTCAGAAAGTTGTTCATATTCTGCTTTGGCTTTTGTGATTCTTTCTGTTACAGAAACAGATCTCTGACGGAACATATCGGGCGTATATATGCCTTGTTCAAGCAGATCGCACATACCGTCAAGCTGTTGTTGTAGCGTTGCGACTTTTTTCTTAGCACTTTCAACAGAGGATTTCAGCATATCTATAGAGCCAGAGCTATTCTTCTTGCTTTGCGTCTCCTTGAGCTTGTATTTTTCTGCCCATTCTTTTAGCGTATCAAGTACACGTTTTTCGACTATATCATACGGCGTAGATACGTTATCGCAGTAGCGGTAATGGCATACAAGATACGGAGGTTTACCTTTCGTACTCGGACTTCTTAAAGTCATTTTATGACCGCAATTTTTACATATCACTATTCCGGCAAGAGAGCCTTTAAGTTCTTTCTTGTATCCGACAGGTGGCGGAGGTATAGACTTGATTTTGCGCTGTGCTTTATCATACAGCTCCTGTGTGATTATAGCTTCGTGCAGACCTTTTGACAGCACACAGTTTTCATCGAGGGTTACAGGACGGCTTGTTACCGTTTTTCCGTCTACTACAGTTTTTTTGTTCCTGCGGTATCCCCATCGAATAAAGCCTGCATACACCGGGTTTGTGATTATATCACGCAGAGTTTCTTTGCTCCAGTAATCGTTCCGATACGGCTTTATGCCTAAGCTGTTAAGTTTGGTAGCTATTTTGCTAAGTCCTACATCTTCACCGTCAAGGCCGTTGACATACCAGTCATATATCTGCTTTATGACTTCTGCCTGTTCGGGAATAATGCGGAGCGTGTTTCCTTTATCATTCGGGATTTTTATTTTCTCATACCCGTATGGTGCTCTGCCGGCAATGTATTTTCCCTCACTCGCAGAAGCTCTCCTGCCACGCTGAAGACGGCGATTAATGGTTTTGTACTCTCTGCGGCTCATGAATAGCCCGAACTCGAAATACTCCTCGTCAAATTCGTTGTTCGGGTCGTAAACTTTCATAGGAGTGTATATTTTTGTGTTGCTGTACTTAAAAGTCTGAGCGACAAGCCCCTGATCCATTGTATCGCCACGAGCCAGACGTTCGACCTCGACAACAAGTACGCCGTCATATAGCCCCTGTTCCACATCGGCAAGTAACAACTGCATTTGCGGACGTGTTGCAATGCTTTCTCCGGAAACGACTTCTTCATAGATTTTAGCTATGCGAAGTCCCTCGCACTTTGCGTAATCGAGCAGCAGTTTCCTGTGACGGGCAAGGGTTTCGCCTTCTCCACGCTGTTCGGCTTCGTTGTCCTTACGGGATTTACGCAGGTATATAGCATAATCAGGCATTGTGATACCTCCTTTTTAATTTTGAATAGAAAATATTTGAAATGATATGAAAATTACACATTTACAAGTTCTTTATTATTATCTAACTTTATTTCATTTAATGCAACCTCAGCTGTTATATATTTCGTATTGTCTCTTACAATGAGTGCATGCCAGTTTTCAGGTAATCCCATATCTTTCTCAACGATAGATTTCATATTATCATCTATGAAAGAATTATCTATAATGATTTTGAGTTCAGAAAATATATCTTCACTGCTTTCTTTCGGAAGTAATTTTTTGCA